TATGGCTTACTTAGCTTCGAACATCCCACACTTTAAGTGCTGGGTGCGTAAAGAGTTTACACATAATCACGTAGAGTATGAAGGTGAGTATCTTCATGCGCTAGCCATAGCAGTAAACACGATACCGGACAGGTGCCTTAGTTTTAACGTAGTGTTTACTGGCTGTGAAGAAGAAGAGAACATTCACGGCGGGGCTATGTGGGCTAGAATGCCCATCACAGCATTAGTCGCCGATAGTATTCTTGAAGAGTGGCCTGAGAAGATGCCCACTCACTTTGCACAACCTTGGGACTGCTCCTCCAGAAACCACGCAGTCTTTAGCATGGACCGAGTATCGTCTAGCCCTTGGATGTGTAAGATAGGGGGAGAGTTTTATACAGGTCGGTATATGTTCACTGTGGACTACACCGACAGTCATATTTCAGACGACCCAGCGCAGCACAAACAATCACATGTGCTAGAGCTAATAGACGCAGGAGAGTTTACAGGGAATATAGTTGCTCTCCCCAACAACAGGGTACGGGTTACAAATCCTGCTTTGTGGGTTACAGGTGAAGGTCCACCAGACTTTGTGCCTAGCCAACACATACACAGCGCAGAGATTAACGATAGCTATATGGACCCCAGCATTACATTTGATAACTTATACGCAAAGGATTAGAACCAATGGCGGGTAAAAAGAAAACTAAGTACATGGCTAAGGGGGGCAAGACCACCAAGGGCATGGCTAGAGGCGGTGCTATGAAAAAAAGCAAAGGCATGGCTAAGGGCGGTAAAAAGACCAAGTACATGGCTAAAGGTGGCAAGACCACAAAAGGGATGGCTAAGGGTGGTGCCGCAAAGAAAACCACTAAGGGAATGGCTCGTGGCGGAATGTCCGGTAGAATGGGCATGAGTGACCGCGATATGAGAATGATGGCGCGTGGCATAAAAATGATGTCAGGTGGCGGTAGTGTAAAAGTAACTGCTGCACAAAAGAAAAAGCTTCCGCCTAGACTTGTAGAGATTCTTGAGAAGAAAAGTGGCAAAAAGAAAGCCTGATGTAATGCCAGCAAAAAAAGCAAAGCCAAAGGCAAAAAAAAGTAGCAAGTCTCCTACGCCCAAGAACCCTGCTCTATACGCACGGGTGAAGTCAGAAGCTAAAAAGAAGTTCAAGGTATATCCCAGTGCGTATGCAAACGCTTGGCTAGTCCGTGAGTATAAGAAGCGTGGCGGCAAGTACTGATGAGCCTCAAGGAGTGGTTTGGCAAAGGCCCCAAAGGGGATTGGGTAGACATTGGTGCGCCAAAGAAAGGCGGCAAGTTTCAGGCTTGTGGTCGTTCTTCTGCATCTAAGTCTAAACGTGCCTACCCCAAGTGTGTGCCGCGCTCCAAGGCTAAGTCCATGACGGCAGCGGAAAGAAAGAGCGCCGTTGCTCGTAAAAGGGCCAAGCCGCAAGGCGTCGGCGGTAAGCCGACGAATGTGGCAACAATGCAGAGGAAGAAGTCAGTGAAAAAGAAAATGTACATGGGAGGCATGGTTCAGACCGGCACACCGGATAAAAATAAAATTATGGGTGCAGGAACCATGCAGCAAAATCCGCAGCAGAGCCTGATGGAGATGAATCGCAATAAAGTTGCTGGCATGAAAGAGGGCGGCATTGTTGCAGGGATTAAAGGGTTTAAAAAAGAATACGCAATGGGTGGAGGAGTACGTAAAGTACGTTACTGATGGCGGAAGGTCTTTTACCCACTAAAAATAAAAAACGCCAGCTAACAGAAAAACAGCTTGCGTATCTTGATGCACTTATGGATAACGGTGGTAACAACGCTGCAGCTTTACGCGCAGCAGGTTACTGTGAAACCACTGGTAAAGCAGTTATGAACTCTCTAGCCGATGAGATTGTAGAGAGGGCAAAGAACATGTTAGCCGCTAATTCTGTAAAAGCAGCGGCGGGTCTGGTAAACGCACTAGACGATGACGGAACTATCCCACGCGCTGAACAACGCATTAAAGCAGCGGAGTCCATTCTAAACAGAGTGGGTGTAGGTAAGCACGATAAGGTTGACCATAATGTTACTGCTCTACATGGAGTAGTTCTTCTGCCAGCAAAGGCGGGACAAGCAGACCCTGTTATCATAGAACATGAATAAAATTTTTGTTGAAGTTACATTATCACGAACCAGAAAACCCTTGAGCTATCCCTGCTATATTCGTGGCAAGGGTAAGTTCTACAAGAGCACTGAGATAAAACCTACAGAAGACTTTGTGACACATGCTTTTGCAATTGATAGCGGAAGCTTCCCCAGCAATGAGGAAGCATGTGAATGGTGAAAGAATGTCAAAGTTAAGTATAAAAGGAAAACCATTAAAATATAAAGCAGGTCGCACTACAAGTGCGGGAAGACCTGTGTATGTTCAGGGGGAAGACTTTGGCGCAGAGCTTGTTTCAGAAAAATCTGTAACAATTAAGTTAAATGACAAATATATGAATGTGCCGTCTATTCATAACGGCGAGATGTTTACGCTTCCTCAACTAAAAACACTTTTAAAGAATAAAGAAATAAAACCTACCTCAACGCACGATACTGTTCAAGAAGCTGTGACTGCAGCAAAAAAACGTAGTAAGAAAATGACAATGACCAAAGACTATGCAAAAGGCGGTGGGGTTCGTAAACCAAAGTTAAAGTAATGGCAACAAAGAAAAGTAAAACAAACGCTAATAGCAAGATAGTATTTCACAAAGGTAAAACTCTTGGACGATTTAGATCACCAGAGCGAAGGCACAAAAAGAATATCCGAAGAAAGCCCCCTGCCTTTGGTGGATAAAGCTGACGTAAGAGAAGAGCCTGTCAAGCGCAAGCGCGGTCGCCCCAAATTAGCCGAGGGTGAAAAAGGTAACTACCGTCTCTCTGCAAAAGAGAGAGCGAGACGAGCTTCTGCCGCTGCGGTTCGAAACGCGGACAGGGCTAAGAAGAAAGCACAGAAGAAAGCATCTAAGGCCAAAGAGAAAAAAGAAAGCATCCAGAAGGTTGAACAGGCTTTGTTTAACAAGAACGGTGCTAAGGTCATTGAAGATACCACACTACAGAATGTACCAAAACCCGTAAGGGAGTTAGTAGAGGATGAAGCAGAGGTTATCTTCAAACCAAATGAAGGGCCGCAGACTGACTTTTTGGCAAGTCCTGAGAGGGATGTTTTTTATGGTGGCGCTGCTGGCGGGGGCAAGTCTTATGCTCTTCTTGCTGATTTGCTCCGCTACTGTGGCAATCCCAATCATCGCGCCCTTATTATTCGTCGTACATTGGACGAGCTTACAGAACTGGTTGATAAGAGCAAACAGCTCTATCCAAAAGCTTTTCCCGGTGCCATATTTAGAGAGTCCAAGGCAATGTGGCAGTTCCCGTCCGGGGCTACAGCGTGGTTCTCCTACCTCGACAAAGACAAGGACGTAACACGCTACCAAGGTCAGGCTTTTACTTGGATTGGTATTGACGAGATAACGCACTACCCGACTCCCTACGTGTGGGAGTATCTGCGCTCCAGACTTCGTACAACGGACCCGCAGATTGACGCATATATGCGCTGCACAGGAAACCCCGGAGGGGTAGGTGGCTGGTGGGTCAAGAAGATGTACATTGACCCTGCACCGCCTAATACACCGTTTGCAGCTACCGATGTTGATACAGGTAACGCTCTTTTGTGGCCTGAAACAGCAACTAACGGTAAAGCAGGTCAGCCGCTGTTTCTTCGTAAGTTCATTCCGGCGCGTCTGACTGATAACCCCTACCTCGCTGAATCTGGTGAATATGAAGCCATGTTGAGGTCGCTCCCAGAAGTCGAACGAAGGCGGCTTCTAGAAGGGGATTGGGATGTCGCAGAGGGAGCGGCGTTCCCAGAGTTTTCCCGCAGCATTCATGTTGTGGAAGCCTCACAGGCACAGATACCCCACGGCTGGTTACGCCTTCGTGCAGCAGACTACGGGTATGCCGCCCCCTCTTGTGTCCTGTGGGGCGCAGTTGATTGGGATGATACCCTTTGGATTTACAGGGAGTTCTACGGCAAAGGTCAGACTGCAGAGAGCCTAGCCAATATCATTGTAAATCTTGAGGGAGGTGATCCCGGTATGTACTACTCGGTGCTTGACTCTTCCTGTTGGAACAGGACAGGCACCGGACCTTCAATCGCTGAAACTCTCATTCGTTGTGGAGCTAGATTTACTCCATCAGATAGAAACAGGATTGCAGGTAAACTAGAACTACACAGGCGTTTGCAGGTAGACGAGTTCACACAAGAACCAAAAATAAAGATACTCTCAACCTGCACACATCTGATACGCACTCTCTCAGGGCTACCGCTGTCAAAGACAAACCCTGAAGATGTAGATACAAAAGCAGATGACCACGCCTATGACGCTTTGCGATACATGTGCATGACACGCGCAAGAGG